TTTTATTTATTTTAGTTTCTAAGTTGTCTTCTGACGGACTTTCGATTACTTCAAATTTAACTGGTAATGTTGGGGTCAATTCGTTTGATCCCATAAGCACGCAAGATATTTCAATCAAGATTGCTTCATAAATACAGTAGCAATATCCTTGCTGATCTGCTTTCTCAGGATTACCTAACAATGGATAAACTCTATTCCATTCTGCAAATGCTTCTGGATAGTCTTTATCATTAAGAGCGAACTTAACAGATATATATCTCATCCCTACTGAATGCTGATCTATTTCATCCGCCTTGTACTGATCGAATACACCCTCGTTTAATGACTTCTTAATCTCAGAGTAACCGAATAAAGCTTGCGTTGTACCTTGCTTATTAACGCCTAAATCAGACCATTTAATTGAGTCCTCATAAACATCTAGGAATTTACCAACCTTAGCTGTAACCTGATGAATGTGGTCATGCAAGTGCGATACTCGACTTGCATTCTTTTGAGCTAACGAGGCTTTAAAACAGTTCTTCATGTGAACATCTTCGTGAGAGTCCATCCACAAATATGTATTACCTACAATAGTTCTGTAAATAATATCATCAGTATCTTTATCCGTTTGTTCGGTTGATCTTGGAACGGCTTTAGTAGCAATCCCGTCATCTTCTTTAACAGAAAAGATAAGCGGATCACAACGTTTAAGATTGGCCTTTTTCAGATCAATAATATCTTTTTGGTTTTCAATAAGATATTTATTCCGCTCCTTGATTGTTTTAAATTCCATCCTTACAAACTAATTTACCCACTTTATTTACTGCTTTGTCTTCGAGTTTTTTAATCTCTTTAACTGTTAGCTTAGGTTTTACACTTTTATCTTTCTCAGTACTCATAAGTCGTAAAAGTTTATTTCAATCAAAAATACCGAATGTCACACGAATAATACAATAGTACTTGCATTTGGTAGTATAAAGTAGTATCTTCGAATAATGAAAAAGAACAGAATACAAGTGATACTATCGGATAGCGTTCTTGAACAGTTCAAGGATGAGGCTATAAAACAAGGGAGTACTGAATCGGCATTAGCCAGGAAGTACATAACAGCGGGTGTTAAATCTGATAAAACAGAATCTAAAAACAAATAAAATGAGAGAATTAAAATTTAGAGCATGGGACGGTAAACAGATAATTAAATCAGATGATTATTTTGAAAATCACATATTAGAAAGTAATGATAATGTCTTGTCTTCTATGTTTTCGCTGTCTGACTTATTTGAGTATAATTGTAATGATGATTTAAGTCAATTTTCAGGATTGTTAGACAAGAATGGTGTGGATATTTATGAAAATGATATTGTTAAATATGTAATAGGAGATTCCGAAAAATATAGAACAGGAACTATTGTTTTTATAAATGGATATTATGCAATTGTTTGGGCGAACTCATTATGGAGTGGACTTACTCATATTTTAAATGAATTTAACTCATTAATAGAAGTAATTGGGAATATTTACGAAAACCCTGAATTACTATGAACCCATACCAATTACACATCCACTACTACAGACGAATGCGACTGTGTTGGAAGATAATCAGCAGTAATGAAATCCACTCAAAGAAAAGCGAGCGATTCATGCCGATGTACAATTTTTACAGAAACTTATTTGATCCGAAATGAAAACAGCAAGCGAAATAGCATCACTAATAATGGATCAATACGTTGATTCACAGGAAGCGGAAGATTTGATAAAGACTTATGCTAAAGATTTAATTAATGAGGCGCTACAAGAAGCTAGTGAATGCGCATTAATGATTGATGATGGGACATCGAATTATAACGCTAAATCAATAGATAAGCAATCGATTTTAAATATTGAAATAGAACTACCATAATGAATATAAATGAATCAAATAGATTGATTGCTGAATTTATGGGCATTAAATCTAAAACTTATAGCGACACACCTTGTTTAGTCCATTATAATTTCGATAATACGATGCTAACATCGGATAGGATGAAGTATGTTGAATCATGGGATTGGATTATGCCTGTGTTATATAAAATAGATCAGCTAGAAGAGGTCAAAGAAATTTCAGTAAAAGTAGGAAGAACAAGAATTTGGCTTAAAGATGGGTTTATAGAATCCAATTCATTTAAAGAGGATTCTATTTTAGCTTGTTATAAAACAGTGGTTAAATTTATAGAGGATTATAATTCAAGAAAATAATGAAAGACATAATCATATCCGGCCTCCTAATCTTTGGAATGTATCAGATCTATATTAGATGTAGTCTGTTCAGAAAAGAACGCGAACTAGATAACGAGCGCCATGAAGTTGAAATGTACACCGAGCGTAAAAAGCAAGTTGAATATTTCCGAGAGATATTAAAGTATAAATTTGGCGCTCAGATATTAAATCAATTACCGGATTATAACGCGATGATAAACTCAAATAAGCCACTTGTAACTAACGAATGGGTGGAAGTAGATAAACTTGTAAACTTGAATTAAGATGAGATTAAATCAATTTATTGCCTCATGCCTAATTGTATCAGTACTGGCGATGCTAATGCAATACACTATAGAAGATTCTCATAATACAACTATAAATATATTCGTATCATTAGTGTGTATTGTTAAGGTATTCGTTATCATTTCACTGCTTAAAAATAAAGAATCATGAACATAAAAATAGATTGTAAACTTACCGATACGTTTAACATACGGATAGAGACTCCTAATGGATTAATGCATCAGCATTATATAGAGTGTACAGGAGAAGAATTATTAGAGGCAATGCAAATGTTAATGGTTAAACAACGACACGAAAATAACAGTAAATGAAAAAGAACAGATCAAACGAAGAACTATTAAATGAAGTTGAATTGCTTCAAGAACAAGTGGTAAACCTTAATGCTCGATGCAATGCGTTTAAGCGTGAGTTAGCCAATCATCCGGCAAAGATTGAACTGGATAAGCTGAAATCAAAATGGTGGGTTAGGCTATTTTATAAAGGATAAGATTATGGACATAACTAAAGATGGAATCAAGATAGTTAGTGATGGTGAATTCTTAACAGCAAGAATGCCAAACGGGGATATTATCCCAATGCAATTAGATTTAATAACCTCAAACGGACTTAATGATAAAGGATTTATTCACTGCACCGTAACATTAAGATGCGCTATACCTATAGCTGATTACGAAGTGGTAAAACACATTAAAGCGGACGTATAATGGGAATTATAGAACAAGTTTATACGTATCCATGGACTACGTTTTTCATATTCATTATGGTAATGATTATAATTCAAGAAATTAAAGAAAAATAAACAAGATGAAAAACAAATTAGAAGTAATACAATGGGGTGCTGATCGTGGTATTTTAGCCAAAGCAACTCCAATGAGTCAAGCTATCAAAACACTTTCAGAAGTTGAAGAGCTGTTAAGGGCTATTAATTCGGATGATAGGCCTGAGATTAAGGACGCGTACGGTGATATATTAGTTACTATCATACTAGGTGCTGAATTGAGTGGTTTAGATATTGAGGATTGTTTACAATCAGCTTATGATGTGATTTCAAAACGAACCGGAGTCATGAAAAATGGAACATTTGTGAAGGATGCTCCTGTAACTTGTGATTTCTGCAAAGAAACTTGTAAAATAGTAAGGACTGATACGATTATGGCTCAGTTTAATGATGACGCTGAATGGCCTACAATACCAACTGATAAGAATGATTGTATAACTAAACAATAACACATGACTAAAAAAACTATAGTATCTATAATAGTTTACAACAGATTTGAAAACCTTAAGTTGTGGCTTGAATGCTGGGATAAATGTGATCAAACGAATGCTGAATTAGTTGTAATCCACAATACGGATAGACCTCCTTTGATAAACGATTATTTAGATCTTTGCAATAAACATAACGTTAAATACACCAATAGGCAAAATACAGGATACGACATAGGAGCTTTCAAGGATGTTTGTCAAGGCCTTATAAAGCTAGAATATGATAACCTGCTTTGGATAACCGACGACACCATACCAATGTCTAAAGATTTTGTAAGCCAGTTTACGGGCCCTCTTTCAGATAAAAGCATTGGCCTAACTTGCATGGAGATTTCAAAACTAAACAGCCCTCTTCATGTTCGTACTACTGGCTTTTGTATTACTAAAGAGGTTGCTGAGAAACTTACTTTCGCTGATAACATCACCACCAAAGAAGATTGCTATCAATTCGAGCATAGAGGCGGAAAGGCTACCTTAATGAAACAGGTTGAGGCAATGAAGCTTAAATGCGTTATGCTTGGTAAGCTAGAAACGTCGCCATTGTGGGATACTGGAAACCGAGCCAATCTCAAACGAATGGATGAACATAAAAATACTTTTGCAGATAAAAAAGGTGATAAGGTTGTTTTTATGTGTCCGGTATACCATAACTATCCTCAGATTGTTTCAAGCCTTATCGCTCAAACTCATCAAAATTGGGAATTATACTTGATCCATGATGGTCCGGGTAAAATGGACTTACCAAAAGATCCTCGTATCCATTTTGAATGCACAAAAGAAAGGGTTGGCAATTACGGCCATCAATTGAGGTCTGACTATATTAAGAAGCTAAAAGACAAAGGAGATTATCTGATCATATCCAATGTTGATAATTATTATATGCCAGAATTCTTATCAAGATCAATCAATACCATAGAAAAAAACAATAAATTAGTAGCTGTTTATTGCGCTCAGATAGTCCACAACTATACCGGATGGCAAGTTATGAATTGCCGACTCGCAAGGGGCTATATAGATTCCGGTCAGGTAATGGTAAAAATGGATGTTGCCAACGAGGTTGGATGGAATAGTTTACATCATTCGGCAGACTGGTTTTACTTTCAGGATATAGCAAAAAAATACGGGACACAATCATTTGGCGTGTTCCCAGGATGCCATTTTATACACAACTAAATAAAGATATAATATATGAAATTAATACTTACGGGTGGATCTGGATGCTTGGGTCAGGAGTTAAAGAAAATAAATGCTGACATAAGATGTCCTAGTAGCTCAATCTTAGACGTAACTAAATATAACGATGTATTTGAATATTTACGATTAGAGAACCCAGATGCCGTAATACATGCTGCCGCTGTAACTGACAATAGACTGGTAGAAAAGAATCCTATATCAGCATTGCAGGTGAATATTATAGGAACGGCAAACGTTGCTATTGCATGTTATCAATTAGGGATTAGATTGGTTTACATAAGTACCGATTACTTATACGCGGATGGATCACACGGAAATTATAAAGAAACTGATCCTTTACAGCCATTCAATCTTTATAGCCACACCAAATTAGGGGGAGAATGTAGCGTACAGGCTGTTAAAAACCATTTGATTATACGAACATCATTCGGAAAGAACACGTTCGATTACAAAGAGGCGTTTGTCGACAAATGGTCATCAAAAGATTATGTTGATAAAATTGCCCCCTTGATTTACGAAGCATCCATCTCCCCGTTAACTGGAGTATTGAATTTAGGCACCGAGCGTAAAACGCTATATGACCACGCATCAGAACGTAGCGAAGTTAAAGGCGTAAAGATAGCTGACACGAATTACTTCACGCCATACGACACATCATTGAACCTTCAAAAATGGATGGACTACAAGTCATCTAAAGCTATTGCCAAGCCTCATACTAATTGCAGGGTTTGCGGATCTGGCGACATGGTTAAGTATCTAGATTTGGGGCTGATCCCGTTGGCAAACAACCTAGAGTACAGCGCTAAGCTGGCTAAGGCAAAGGAAAGGTTCCCGCTACAGGTTTTATTTTGCAAAGAGTGCTATCTATCTCAACTATCTGTTGTTATTGATCCAGAAGTGTTATTCAGCTACTACACTTATCGCTCAGGGGTGAGTCAAGGCTATTTAGATCACTGCTCGCAAATGGCAGAGGATTTAGGCAAATCTTATGGCTTAGATTGTGATTCGTTTCATATAGACATCGCAGGAAATGACGGGGCCTTATTAATGGAATTTGAAAAAGTTTTAGGTAATAAAGGCCTAAACGTCGACCCTGCCTCTAACCTTTGCGCTATAGCTGAAAAGAATGGCATAGAAAGCGTTTGTGAGTTCTGGAGCAGTGAACTAGCTGACCGATTAAAAGACAGTCACGGTAAAGCCGATTTGATTACCGCAACAAATGTATTTGCTCATTTGGATGATGTTAAGGATTTTATGTTAGGGTGCAAGAATATATTAGCAGATGATGGAGTTATCGTAATTGAGAATCCATACATAACCGAGTTTCTTGATAAAGTCGAATACTGTCAGACTTATTTCGAGCACGTGACGTACCTTAGCTTAAATCCAGTAATGAATTTATGTGAGTCTTTGGGGTTAAAGGTTATTGACGCAATACACACGCCTATACATAGCGGATCTATGAGGTATATTATTGCTCACAAGGACTCTGTGCATGACGTGAATGTTAGGGTAGGCTATGTGTCCTCGAATGAAATAGCTAGCATGTACAGCCATATGGATTACTACTTATCTTATCAGAATAAAGTCGATAAGATTAATGATAGGTTCGCTGATGAATTGTTGTCTTTAAAAAAACAAGGTCATTCAATAGTTGGATTTGGAGGGTCGGCCAAAGGCAATACTCTGCTTAATTACGCGAGAATCAATACAGATTTAATGGACGCGATAATTGACGACACGCCAGATAAGATCGGAAAGTTCTCTCCTGGAACTGGCATCCCTATTTATGCACGAAACTACTTAAAATCTCACAAGGTTGATTACGTGGTTATTCTTGCATGGAATTTCACATCTGAAATAATTAATAAACTAAAGGGTTACGGATATGAAGGTAAATTCATTATTCCTTGTCCTGTATTTGAAATCATAGACTAATGACTGAAATTAGATATATCAAACCCTTTAGCACCGAAAGGAATAAATACGGCTACCCAAACATCGGTTTCGAATATAATAAATGTATAAATGAACTACCTGACGATTGTTGGGTAGTTCTAATGGATCAAGACGTACTACCTCTAACAAGCGACTTCGGTAATCATGTATCTGAGATAATCGAAGCTAATCAACACCTTGACCTAATTGGATGTATGACAAATCGCGTTGGAATAAATCAGCTATGCGTATCTAAAGAGCTATTCAATGAGACTGACATAACGGTACATATTTCTAAATCAAAGGAATTATGGTCTTTAAATGGCATGAAAACAGAGCCGTTTAATTTAGTGCCAGGGTATTTTATGTTGTTCAGAAAATCGTTGTGGCAAAAAGTAGGTGGATTTCCTGAGTTCGATATAACATTTGATCGAGTGTTCAGTAATAAGGTGATCAAATCAGGAGGTAAAATAGGGACAGCAACAGGGTTGTATCTATTTCACCTTTACAGGTTTGGTGAGATAAACCCAAAACAATCTGTTAAACATTTAGTAAAAACAATGAAGCCCCAACGTTAAGGGGCTTTTTTTTATGATGTTGGCTGAGTAGATGTAGAATTATTCGTTCCATCATAAACCCTTCTCATAGTGGTAAGGCTAGATTCGATGTAGTGCTCATTCATATAAGCCTCTGCATGTTCACCGTATCTTAATATTACCCTCATTTCATTTGGAGTCAACACGCCTTTAGGTAGTGTTGATAGATACTTTGCCACCTCACCCATATTAACGGCCATCTCCTGTAATTGCGTGTAGTCAAGCTCAATGATTACGTCTTCAAAGCCTGGACCTAAGAACCTTGTTAATGACTCCCCTAAAGCATCGCAAATAGGAGCAACTGCATCGTATATTAATTGTCTGATAGCGGCCGCTTGATTGTTAGATGTTGATGCCTTTTGATTATGGTACTGCAACGGCACATGATAAGCTCGGTAAACATCTTCCTCACTAGCAGATACGACTTCTAATAGCCTTAAATCACCAATAGGTAATCCTATTTGTTGCCATTCTAAAGAGATAGACGAAATAAATATCCGCTTCATTTCCTCATCAGAACCACGTGCAGATTTAATCTTGTCCCATAACTGAGTCTTTTGTTCAGGCGTTAAAGCATCCTCTTTATTCTTAGGACTCAATACACCGAATGCACCACCGTTTTTAACCTGCTTACTAGATTGCTTCTTTGCCTCCTCAATTGTCCTCATCGGCTCTAAATACGCACGCAACGGAGATACACCGTAAAGATATTCAAGCGTCATATCAATAGGCGCAGGATTTCCGGTTTTCATGTGATAGATGGACTCCTTGTCAAATGGCGTGTTATTGGTATTCATTAGCTCATAACCCAAAATAGGATCTAATAAGTCTAGGTTATTACCAACTATACGCATATTAGGGAAGCAGTATAGCTCAATAGCTCGCTTACCATTGAATGTACCATGAAGATATGTATTGCCACTAAGCAAGTAAGATAAACACACTGTCCAAAGGAATTGTGTGCCTGTCTGGAATTGATTAGGATTAGCTAATAATAGATTAAGCTTTTCATTATCAACCTCCTCAATCGCTTGCATCTTTAGAATATACGATTGAACTTGATCGGTTTTCTCCAAGCTTTTAGATTGCTTTAGTTTCTTCTTATCCTTAACCTTATAAAACACAAAAGGCGATCCGATCACCTTCTTACTAATCAAATCAGTTGTTTCGTAAACAGCTCCAATAGTTTTAAATGACTGGTAGTAATCGAATCCATCAGGATTAATAGTAGGCAGACCACCATTCATAAACGCCACCATGTTATTTAAAGCTTGGCTATATTGACTAGCGAATTGAGTTGCTAATTGCGCGTTAACTGCTTTATTTATCTGTCCTTTAAATATCTTTTCGATCAAACCCATCTTAAATGCTATTGTTTAATCTCAAAGATAATGATTTGTAACGAATTAGATACATAAAACTATGTGGCATAAAAAAGCCCGACTAAATTAATAGTCAGGCCACATCGCTAAGAATAGCGACAAACTTAGCAATATCCTATCCCCACCTTTCTTCGGTTAGATAATTCCTAGCCACATAATTCCAAGCGGAAGCATTTTTTCTTTCTGCTTCATGTTGTGCGTAAAATGGATCAAATGTGTTTATTTTAAAATCTTCATTAAATTGTATTAATGATCCAGCCTCTTCAATGGTAACATTATCTTCATCTACAATCGAAATACCTATAGATTTTTTAGACTTATATCCTTTAGGCGTTTTTAAACCTATATCAAAATTAAAATTATGTTCATGAGATTCTAATTCATTAGTTCCGTCCAACAATAAATATTGGCAATTTGAATATGAAACCGTCATTAATCCGTTGTGAAATATTATTCCAGTAAGAGTTCCTAAAATCACCTTAACCACATCAGAATTGTATGTTTTTTCTAACTCTTTTGCTTCTGATAATATCCTTAATTGTGATTCAATGTTTTGAGTATTCATAATTCGCTATTTTTAAGTGAACCCAAAGATTGATATAATATACTTACCATCCTACTATGTATCTTCATTGTTACTTAATCATCATCACCGAATGATATGTTGCGTTTAGTTCCGAAAAACTCAACCATTCCAGTTAAACCATCTTCAATGTCATCACTTGCATTTTTGCCTGATTTAAGGTATCCAGTCACGTGCTTATAAACTAAAGGCCACCGTGTTTTCCAGTCGTGAGGCATATTAATAAGATTCGTAACCTTAGCGGAGTTATTGAATATCCTTACTTCTTTGTTAGCTGATTGATGGAATGTTTTGAATGTAGTTGTTAAATTTCCAATTGCCCTAGTTTGAGTTTCTACAGCTCTAGCGAATCCCTCTCCACCATTGTTAGATTCAAAGGTTGCTGTTTCTACGTTGTATTTGGCTAATTGAACCGCACTCATAGGCTCAGTATCTTTCATTGAAAGATTGGTGTAAAGTATATCTTGAATGTAAATAGCTGTTGGCGTTTCATCGTAAACACATTGAAATAGAAAATCTTTCCCTTTATCGGCTGTATCAGTATATGATTTGCGAACTATCTTAACCCCTTCTACCAATGGGATCGAATGATAAGTCCTGAATTCATCATACATCAATCCTTCTAAAGGTTGTGGGTTTTGTTGATATTGCGTATCGAACACTTGACTATCTGCCTCCCTCATTTTATGAAGCTCCGGCAATGTGTGTTTAAATGGCCATAATGCGCGCTCAGTCGGTAGTCCTAAATCGATCAAAGCGGGAAGACTAATCACATACCAAATAGTAGGGTCTGCCAATGCTTCTTGTAAGTCATAGGTAAATCCGTCGGTTTGCATTAGATAACCGCTTATATCCTCTGGATGCGTCCTTTGACCCATAACTATCTGCGGAGTCCTACGCGAGTTAACACGATTCTTTATTGTGCTTTCCCACCTCTGATTGATTCGATTACGCTTAACATCTGAATAAGCGTCCTCTGGTTTGATGGCATCATCTATCACCAATGCTCCGGCAAATAGATCCGCATCATATTCAGCAAACAAATCATCATCTATTCCTTCAAATTCAGACGGATGCAAAGGTCTTACTTCTTCATCAACCTTTCCCGCACCAAAACCAGTAACCTGTCCGGCTGTTGATGTAGCGTACACACCGCCTCCAGCTGTAGTATACCATTTCTTTTTTGAGTCTGACCCTTGCTTAATCTCGACTTCTGGATACAATTGTTTATATGCCTCTGAGTTGACAATATCCTTAACGCCCTCACTATTATCTAATGCCAGGTCATCTGAATATGATAGGTGAATAAACTTAGCGGCCGGATTTATTGCAAGCCCTGAGCTGATTAGATTCTTTACTGCTATTTCGGTTTTAGAGTACCGAGGCGCTACGTTCAGAATGATCTTTACAATCTTACCAGACAATACCAAATCTAAAGCAGATGTAATTATCTCATGATGTGAATTGACAACGAATTTCCGGCTATACTGATGCACAAAAAAATAACGGGTATGGAATAAAAGTGATTTATTGCATTTTACTTTAGCAACCGCAAGCTCCTGTAATTCTGGTTCTGTCATTAGTATTTTTCATCTAATGCTTTTGATATTTCTTTAACCTGCTCTTTAGATATATTGATTGACATTGACCCTGAATTTTCAACTTCCATTTTCTCAACATAACCACGTTTTTTGCCTTTAGTTTTTAGATAGAAAATAATAGCCGTATCTGATGGGGGCAAAGTATATGTAGGGTCTTCATCGTCATCATCACCAGACCCACCCTTGCCCAACATAGTAATTCCATTTATTTTCTCAAACAGTTTACCTTCAACAAAATCGATTGCATCCTCCTGGGCTTCTTCTACTGCTTTTGCAAAGTCTGGATCACCATTAACATAATCGTAATACGTAGTACGGCTTAATCCTACTGATTTACACGCAGTAGACACTATTCCTCTGTACTTTTCCAACGCTTCGATTAATTGTTTTTTATGATTGTCAACTTTGTTAAGTTCCATAATTTATATCCCCATTGGTCTACCCTCAAATATACCGTTTATTTCGACAACAAAAAAGCCTCTTGTTAGGAGGCATGTGATTTGGTTAAGTATTTTAGTGCGCTATCATAAAAGTAATCGAATTTATCTACCATGCTATTTCGATCACTAAGTGTTATTTTTAAAGCTGGATAATTTTTATTGTGTATAATTACAAACCTTTTCCTCCTATCTATTGAAGAAACAATATTAGTAAACATAGGTTTTTTGTCCATGTAATATATGTTTATAAAAAGATTAAAATTATAAATTCCTTTTTTAAGGTCATAAAGATTAACCATCCCGCATATTCTAGACATGTACAAAGAATAATATCTCTTTTCAAATATTGATCTATTCTTTAGATAGGTTTTGATATTCATCTTTCATTTTAAGTTTAAAGCCTCCGTTATGGACGCTTGGTTTTCGTTTAATTATTTGTTATAACGTCTTTATGCATTGTAACCTTTCCTTGCTTATATCTATAAGTCGTATTTCCTGAGCAATCAGACCAATATACGTTTCTACCACCGTCATTAAAACGGTACATTTTACATCCATCTTTCTCAAATAGCAACTCTAACTTAAAGTCACCTTGAATAGTTGTTGATTCTGCTTCACCTTTACATGACGCTATTAAAAAACACAATGTAAATCCTAATATTATTCTTTTCATACATTTTACTGGTTTATTAATTTCTGAGAAGCACAGTATAAATCATCGATCATTTCTGTAGTTAAATCATAAGTTCTGCCCCATATACAATTAAACCCATTAATATCAACATGACCTATTAATGTTGATTTATCATAAATTTCAATTGATTTAGGCTTATTCATTTCCTCTATCCACTTCAAAGCGGCTTCTTTGGTGCTTGATGTATATTCCACATCACCATTAAGTGTATTTTCTGATAAAATAAATTTAGTTTTATCGCCATCTGTTTTGTATGGGGATTGATGAGTGTCTAATTCATATCCATTCAATCTCTTTATGACGATATAAACAGCATCACCATACTTTATGCTCGTTCCGTCACTTAGCAACACCTTCTCTTCTTCCGGTTTTGTTACTACTTCAGCCCATTGTCCTATAAAATCACCTTCTTCGTCATGACTTATATAAAAGCAATTTAATCCTTCACCAGAAAAAATATCTGTATTACCAGAATGATTTATATCTAGTATTTTAAAAATTCCATCGCTAATATGATCTGTATTCTTTGCCGAAGGGAATCTTGCGATTGTCCCTTTTGGATAATTATCATAAGCATATTTCAGCAATTCGTGTTTTTTTATCTTGCTATTGATTAGCACTTTTACTTGTTCTTTTTTCATGGCTGGTTATTGATCTAATATTGAATGTGCAAATTCAGTAATCCTATCTGATAGATGAGGTAATGCAAATAAACATACAAGTTTATCTTTCCCATGTTCTTCTACCACTATTACGCTTATTGGCTTATCTTTCTTTAAGATGTCAACCATTTTGTTAGTGTCTATTTCCATTGTATTTGCTTTTTATTTCCCGTAAACCTACGATATGAATATTGTTTAA